AACCACTAAGTATGGATATATGGGATGAGGTCATTAAAGAATACAATAATGAACTCGATAAATTAAGATTAACAATCTCTGGTGGGCAAGCTGATTCTTTTGCCCATTATAGGCAACTCGTAGGACTTGTTCAAGGTATTGAATGGTCTCGTAACAACTTAACTAATATAGTTAAAAAAAATATGTATGAAGAGGATGACTAATGCAACAGGCACATTTAGGTAAAACTATAAAGAACGACATGTGGATAACAAACGAAGAAGACGAAGCTACTCCAGATGTCCTCCCTGAACTTCCAGGTTTTCATGTACTCGTAAGACCTGTCTCAGTAAAAGAAACAACTAAAGGTGGTATAATAATACCAAACTCAACAAGAGAAGATATGTCTTATTTAACAACTGTAGGTAAAGTTATTAAATTAGGAAGTCTTGCTTATAATGATACAGATAAATTTCCTAAAGGACCTTGGTGTAAAGAAGGAGATTATATTTGTTACGCAAAACATGCTGGTCAAAAGATACAATATAAAGAAGTTAAGATGATTTTATTGTATGATGATCAAGTTATAATGAAAGTACAAGACCCTAAGTTTTTAGACCCTACATTTAATTTAAGTCATTAAGTTGCACTATTAGTTTTTTTAGTGTATAATAAGTAATATAAGCATATACGTAAGTCGTATGTCTCGTAAACAACGAAGGATTATAAAATGGCAGAAGAACAAAGCACAAACGAAGAGTGGAATGAAGTAGACGTAAAAGCTTCAGAAGAAGAAAAGAAAGTAGACTATGAAGTAGAAGACGAAGTCGTAGAAGAAAAAGCTATTCCTTTAGTACAAGCTAAAGAAGAAGTAGTAGAAAAAGTAGAGGAAGTACCTAAAGAGCTTGAAGGTATAGAAACTAAAGGTGCACAAAAAAGAATAAAGCAATTAGTTAAGCAACGTAAAGAAAGAGACGAACAACTTGCTCACCTAATACAACAAAATGAACAACTTAATAATAGATTACAAAATACAGAACATCAATTTAATACTGTTAGTCAATTAAACTTAACTGCAAGTGAAAAACAAATAACAGATAAGTTAGAACTAGCACGTAATGTTTATAAGTCTGCTCATGAAGAAGGTGATTCAACTAAGATATTACAAGCTCAAGAGTTTTTAAACGAAGCACAAAATGATTTAAAATCTTTAAGTGCAACGAAACAACAATTTGAACAAAGACCTGTACAACAACCACAAGCTGTACAACAACCACAGTATCAGCCTCAACCTACTGCAGATCCAAGAGCAGAGGAATGGGCAGGAAATAATACATGGTTTGGTCAAGATCAAGTTATGACTGCAGCATCTTTAGCAATAGATTCTCAGTTAAAAGAAGAAGGTTTTACTCCTACTGATCCAGATTATTATATTGAGATAGATCGTAGGATAAAAGAAACATTTCCTCACAAATTTAGTGGGGAAGTTCGTAAGCAGGAAGCAACGTCACAACCTGCTCAAGTGGTCGCTGGAGCATCTCGCAGCTCTCCAGGTTCTAGTAAGAAAGTTAAACTAACAAAAGAAGATGTTAGATTAGCTGGAAAATGGAATGTACCTCTTGAAAAGTATGCTCAAGAAAAACTAAAGGCTGATCAAGCTAATGGTGAGTATACAACAATTAATACGCAGCGTGGGAGATAGTAATGACACGAATTAATAATACACGTAGTTCTGATTTAAGAGAATCTAAAGCTAGAGAAGAAGTAGAATACACATTTGAAGAGACTAGTGCTCTTCATATACCAGACGCAGTTACAGAGCGTTTCACCAACGAAGGGATGACACTTGGGTGGATAAGAATGTCACTTAAAGGTAAAGATGATACATCTCATATAGGTAAGAAACTGCAAGAAGGATGGGTATTCGTTGATTTAGCTGAAGTTCCTGAAATGAGTTCAGCATCTGTCGTGAGAGATGAAGGTAGATACGCAGGGGTAGTTTGTCGTGAGGACGTAGGATTAGCAAAAATCCCAACTGGTAGATACGAAGCTAGAAGTAAGTTTTACAGAAGTAAAAGTCAAGCTATGAATGAAGCTATAGATGCCCAACTTCATGGTGGAAGAAGAATTTCTGGAATGCCTATTTCTAATACAAGTAAATCCAAAGTGATAACAGGAAGACAGCCTAATTTTCAGGACTAATCCTAGAGTCGCTTATTATTAATTAACAAAGGAGAAAGAATATGGCTTCAGTCAATGCCCCACGTGGGCTAGTTATGGCTAGAAAAAATGGCTCAGGTTCTAACTCTACTGGTGTTACTATGATCCCAATGGGAGGAAACTACAATTCAGTAGTTCCTTCTGCGTTACTTCCAACAAGTATGTTTACAGGTGATCCTGTAGCTATATTTGGTGCAGGTACTATTGTACCTACAGGTGCAGCTCCAAACATTAAATCAAGTGGTGTTTTTCAAGGTTGTAGTTATGTAGATTCAAATGGCGATCAACAATTCAGTAGAGTGTGGACAGGAGGAGCAACTGCAACAGACATAAATTTACATGTTTGTACAGATCCAGCTCAAACATACTTCATACAGGCAGATGCGTCTGTAACAGCAGCAGCAGGTTTTGGTACTGGTGTTTTTAATGGTGTATGGACAGCAGGTGCTGGTAGTACAAGAACAGGAAATAGTGGCTATGAGTTAGATGCTTCTGGTCCTGTTTTAACAGTAGCTGCTGGTCTAAGAGTAATACGTAGAGCACCTTGGGATACAGGAGCTGGTGGTACTACAGGTACTACTGATGCCTTCCCTTGGTATGAAGTACGTATCAACAATCATGTTGACAATTTTACAACAGCTACTGTTTCAACAGCTTAATTTAGGAAAGGATAATTAAAAATGGCTATCAATAGAGCAAGTATTGCCAAAGAACTAGTTCCTGGACTTAATGCAGTTTTTGGAATAGAGTATGGCGAAGTAAACGAAGAGCATAAACCATTATACGAAATAGAATCATCAGACAGAGCTTTTGAAGAAGAAGTACTCTTCACAGGTTTTGGTGGAGCACCAGTTAAAGGCGAAGGTGCTGCAGTTGTTTATGATGATGCATCAGAAAGTTATACAGCACGTTATACTGCTGAAACTGTTGCATTAGCATTTGCAGTAACTGAAGAAGCTATGGAAGATAATCTATATGATACTTTTGCAAAACTAAGAGCAAAAGGATTAGCAAGATCTATGGCTAATACAAAACAGCAAAAAGCTGCTGACTTGTATAACTTTGGATTTGCAACAAATCAGGGTGATGGTGTACCAATGTTTAGTGCAGCACATCCAGTAACAGGTACAGGTACTGTAACGAATATTACTACTGCAGCAGCAATAGCTGAAGCAACAATAGAAGCAGCAATCATTCAGATTCAAAAAATCACAGATGATCGTGGCATTCTAGTTGGTGCAGCAGCAGAATCATTACACATACCTACTGACTTGTTATTTACAGCAGATACATTATTAAACACTCCAGGATCAACTGGTACTGCTAATAATGACATTAATGCTGTTAGACACTTAGGTATTATACCTGATGGCTTCTATGTGAATAGAAGATTTACAGATGTAAACGCATGGTTTATTAAAACAAATGTACCTAATGGTACTAAGATGTTTAATAGAACACCTTTACAAACTAAAATGGAACCAGATTTCGATACTGGCAACTTACGCTTTAAAGCACGTGAAAGATATTCTTTTGGTGTTTCTGACTGGCGTGGTTGGTTTGGAAATCAAGGAGCCTAATTACTAAATATATTGAGGAGAGTAGAAATATTCTCCTCTTTATAACATAAGGAAAATACATGTCTACAAATATTACAACAGCCTTCTTAGCAGGAGGAGATGGTATAATCATATCAGCACCTACTGTAACAGCTAATCCAGGTAGTCTTGCAGCATCTATGGTAAGTCGTATTATAGCTGTACATGCTTATTCTACTATTGCTGGAAACATTGTTATAAATGATGTAGCTGGAGCTAAAATAACATTAACAGTTCCTGCAAGTGGAACAGCAGATGTTTATCTAGGAGAAGCAGGTATTAAATGTAATGGTCAAGTAAGTATTGCGACTCCTAATGCAGGTAGTGTAACTTTAATTTTAGGATAAACATATGCCTAACTATTCTTATTTAAAAGATGATATTGTAAATACAATAGAGAATGACTCTAATGAGTTTGCTACTCAAATACCTGTGTTTATAGAAAAAGCTGAGAGTCGTATAATGAAAGAGTTAGATGATGTAGCTTTAGATAGTTATACATCTATTACTTTTACAGCAGGAAATCCAGTAGTAAGTTTACCTGATGGTGCATTAGTTGTACGTAATGTAAACTTTACAACAAGTGCTAGTATCTATGGAGAAGTACAAGGTATTACTCCTTTACTACAAAGAACATATGAATATGCAATAGACTACTGGAACAAACCTACATCTGTAGGAACTCCACGTTACTATTCTCGTAAAACAAATACACAAATTTACATAGTACCTACACCTACTTCTACATTACCAGGTGAAGTTCAATATACAAAACAACCATTAGCTTTATCAAGTGCAACAGGAACAAGTGCAACAACTTCTAATTACTTTAGTGAGAATTGTTATAATGCTTTATTTAATGCCTGTATGATAGAAGCTAATTATTTTATAAAAGATTTTCAAGTAGTTCAAACATGGGAAGCTACTTATAAAAATTCAATAGATGGTCTTCGTAATCAAGCAAGACGTACTAGAAGAGACGATATGGAAACACCAGCAAGTCCTGCAGGTGGACCAACACCAGTTATACAAGGAACTAACTAATGAGTTTATTTAAATCGTATGAACGAAATAAAAAAAGTGGTTTAATAAATACACCAAAAGAATTTGCTGAAAGTAGACAATTAACAATGAAAGAACTTCGTTCTGCTTTATCAAAAGAATTACCTAATCAAAAATTATTAACAGAAATACAATTAGAACTATTACCTAAAGGTTCTGTAGCTGCTTTAATGAAACATAATGAAAAATTTGATAAAGATTTAGAATACCCTGGTTTTTTTAAAAATGAAAGACCTGATGATTTAGAAGAGTATGATAAAAATAATAAATTTACTGGATATAGAAATCCTAGTTATAAAGGAAAAATATTTAAAAAAAAATCTTCAGGAAAAGGTCTTCATCCACAAGGATTAGCAAAAGGTGGTAGAATAATTAAACGTAAAGGAGGAGGTCAAATAGGTAAACCTAAAGGGTGGGGAGCTGCTAGATATGGCAATAGGTAGAACTAATATAAGACAAGAAATAATGAAACCTAATATTAAAAAGAAAAAAAAGAAAGTTAAAAGGAGAAATAAAAATGGCTAAAGAATTTATAAGTGGATCAGAAGCAAGAACTATAGGAAGTTTAAACTTGGTATCTTCTGATAAACTAACAGGTAAACCAACAGGACAAGGGTATGGTGCAGCTCGTAAAGGACCTGCAGTACAAGGTAAGATAGAAGCTGTTGTAGATGCAGCATATCCTCAAGGTGAATCATTTGATATAGGTGGAGTTACAAGCTCACCCATAGCAGGAGTAAAGTAAGTGACAGATTTTAAAGTTAAAAATAAAGATGGCACTATTAATAAAGAAGAAAAAGCTCGTATTAAAAAAAATACTAAACTTATGGAATTAGAAAGAAAAAAAGATATGTTTGGTAAACCTAGGAAAAAAAGAATAACTGAAATTCCTAGAGATGCTGTTATAAAAACAGTAAGAAAAGTAATGTCTAAAATGTCTGGTAAAATAGGTGATCAAGGAAAAAAACAATTAGCATTAAATCGTATGGCTAAAGAAATAGATAAAAAAACAATGGAGAAAAAATCAATGCAAAAAAAAATGTATGGTGGCAAAGTTACTAAAAGACCTATGGGTGGTAAAGTCTACAAAGTAGATAATGAAGGTCAGATGATGGTACAAAGAATGTATCCTACTATGGGAGTTAAGTAAATGGCTGTAGGTTCAATATTATCTCAAATTGCAAAATTAGTAGCTAGACAAAAGACAACTAAAGGTTTAATTAAAAACGCAGTTAAAAATAAATTACCTCATACAAAACTAAAAGCTAAAGAAAAAATGTTAGATAAGTCTATTAAGAGACTTGAAACAAAAGCTGCAGCAGCTAAGACTACATCTAAAGATGGTCAAAGATTAGCAACAGAAATAAGTAATAAAAAAAGAAAAACTCCTGATAGTGCTAAAGCATTACAATTTTCAGATCCTAAAGATGCTCAAATGGCACGTATGGGTAGCTATGCAG